GAGCTGCGTGGTCGGATCTTATCGGTAGCTTCCTACCGTCCAGTCCTGTCAGGTATCCCTGCCTACGTACCTTCTCTTCGACTGCTATCTTCAGTTTGTTCAACGCAGGAAGCGACGCAAGGAAGCGAGCCTTTAACATCCGACCTTCCTTTGCCGTACCTCCTACTATTTCCCCAATCTTCGCATCACCCGCGCCGTATAAGAATGCATAGATAAACGTCTTCGCTTGGTCACGTGTCTCCAATCCCGCCGCCTTTTGATTGACCGAGTGAATGTCCCCTTCGATTACGTTCTTTCCATAATGCCCGCCGTCAAAGCCAGCAAGGTAGTGAGCAAGCATCCGTAGTTCCAACCCGCTAGCATCGCACCCGACTAGGTCGTACCCTTCTCCTGCTTTGAATAGTTCCCTGCATTGCTGACCGTAAGGTGAACGAACGGCTGGTACTTGTGCCATGTTAGGAGACGAGTGAGTGCATCGACCTGTCACTGCTCCATTGGTGTTGACCCGTCCGTGTATCCGTCCGTTACGTACGCACTTGATCCAAGCGTTGTCACCTTCAGCTAGCATACCAAGACGTTTGGTAACCATCAGATAGTGCAGGAGTAGTTGAGCCGACGGATGTTTGACCGACTTCAGTACAGCTTCGTCAATCTTAGGTTGTCCGTTCGGAGTGTGTTGCGTAGGTTTCCAACCAAGAGCTTCCAAGCGTTCGCCTATTTGCTTTTGACTAGATGGGTTGAACGGTATGGTCTTCGTCTTGTTCTCACATTTAATTGCTTTGTTAGCTAACGATTGTACCTTGCCATCCAGTTTCAAGACTTGTTTTAACTTGGTCTTTGTTTCAGCAGTGTACGTTACGCCGTCTGTTTCTACCGTCCAACCCGAAGGCGTCTTCATCTCTTCTACGTTAGGTGGAAAGATCCGTTGAAGCTCGTCTAACAGTTCAGCCCGTTTAGTAGCAAGCTCGGCAATCAAAGCGTCCGCTTTCTTGGAGTCAAACGCAAACCCAACCATCTCCTGCATTCGCATGATACGGGCAAAGGCGTGTTCAAGGTTAAGCATACGCGTGTCGGGATTCTTCTTTCTTAGGTAAGCTCCAACAGCAGCAGTAACAAGAACGTCTCGTTCGCAGTACTTCTTCATCTCTTCGGTGTACTCGTCAAACGCTCCTTCCTGTTGTCCGAAGTCTAGCTTGAACATACCGCCAAGACGTTCGCCCCATGCCTTCAAGCTATGCGACCCCCATAGTTCTTTAGGGAACTTGCTTCGCTTCATGTCGGCTGTACGAACGTCCGAATGTACGGCACGACAAGTAATCATCGTGTCAAGTATCCGACAGTTAGGCGACCAGTTGTACAGCTTTTGTAGGGCGGGTATGTCGAAGCCCAGCACGTTGTGGCCTACGATTGTGTCCGCTTGGTTAAGCATGAGAAGACCCTGCGGGATACCGTCGCCATGAAAAGTAATCATCTGATCCTTGACAGGGTTGAAGACGCTCATGCAGTGAACTGTCTCTAGGTCTTCGAGTAAGGTGAAGTCTTCAAGCCCGTTAGTCTCGATGTCGAAATACAGTGTTTGGAATGCTTTGTTATTCATAGTAGTTTAGAACGGAGTATTCGCATCCATCGCTTGATTGTTATCGTTGTCAGTTGCAAACATCTGCGTATCAGTTTCATTTAATCTTCCTGTTTTCTGGTCGAATAAAAGCGTAGTAGCCAGTCCAGTTTCTCCACTGAATCGGTTCTTCAATACTCTTATTCTAGTTTGGTTGGCGTCGGACTCGGACTGTTGGTTGCGTTCCAACCCGATGACCATGTCCGACAGTTGTGGTATGGCATGAGATCCGCGAAGGTGAGCAAGACTTGTTACCGCTCCTTCTTCGTGACCCGCACCTTGTGGTCGTTTCAAATGACTGACCAACACCATCCCGCATTGAGTCTCTTCAACGAGCGAGCGTAGTCGTGTCATTGTGTTATCGATCAAACGTCGTTCGTCGTCTCCGTCAAACCCGCTCACTACTATCGACAGGTGATCAAGGAATATCCACTTGCAGTCCAGTCCTTTGCATAGGTATCTGATTCGATTAAGTAGATTATCACTGTCACAACTACCGAAGTGATCGTATGTATAGAAGCGTCCGTTCCCTACCGTCTCTTCAAACGCAGGTCGCAACGCTTCATGGTGGACGTCCTTCTCAAGATGCAACGGTCTGTTCTCATGTAACCCGATGATGCCCAAGGCTGTCCGTCTTACACTCTCTTCCAAGGCTATGTACCCGACCGTCTCACCTGCCTGTAACAACGAGTAAGCAGCTTCACGACAGAACAATGACTTCCCTATTCCACTGCCCGCGCATACCGTAACGAGTTCTCCTCGCCTCAAGCCGTGTGTCATGTCGTTCAATGATTGATACGGATACGGTTGGGACTCGACGTTGTTTACTTCCGTGATCTTATCCCACAGTTCGTTCGCTCCGATGATGCCGTCAGGTCGGTAGTCCCTAGCTTCAAACGTTGCTTGGCAGATCTCCTTCGCACGGTTGGCGACAAGCATATCGTTCGGGTCTTTCAACGGAAGCTCGGCTATCTTAGCCCGTCCTGGAGTCAACAAAGCAGCGCATTCAGTCGCACCTTTTCGTCCGCTGTCGTCCATATCGAACATGAATACGACTTCATCGTACCGTTCGAGCCAGTCGAGAGCTTGAGCTACGTGGTTCTTCGCACTACCTGCACCGTGAGGGACTGACACGACAGCCCACTTGTTACTGAACGCTTGTGACACGGACAGTGCATCGACCTCGCCTTCGGTTACGATTACCCGACGTCCTCCGTCTCGCCATAGGTGTTGACCGTACAGCCCGATGAGTTCGCCTCGCACCTCGAATCGTTTGTCTGCGTATCGGATCTTCTGACCGACAAGCTTGCCGTCACGACTGCGGTAGTTGGCACCTTGAGCCTGTTCGTTATCGACCATAGCCGAGTGGTATCCCCACTTCTTGCACGTCTCTTGCGTCAGGTTTCGACGGGCAATGGCAGTAGGTGCGCCGTTGTTTACAAAAGGTCGGGTGTTCTTGGGTTTGTTAGTTTCATTCGTTATTGGTATTTCCATTCGTTCTTTCTTGTTGGGTTGGGTGTTCTCGCCGCAGCTAAAGCAATGACTAGACCCGTCTACGTATGTTGATCGGGCATCGCTCGAACCGCAGGATGGACACGACGTGTGGACTTGCTCGTATTCAGCCATGATTTCGGTATCGTTTTGTCACAGTATTTAATTCCTTTCTTCTCGCACCACATTGCGTAAGAAGTCTTCGACCCCTTGCGTATCTTGTTCGATGCGTTTTGAAAGCAAAGACGAACGTCGAGTTCGGGATGTTGTTCACGAATCAGCAGATGTTTAGTCCTGTCTTCAGCTACCCATAGTCCTTTGGTCTCAACGATGATTCCGTTAGGCAGTATGAAGTCAGGTGTGTACGTTGCTAGTTTCATGTACTCGATCTTTGTACTTTCGTACTCGAACTCGACGCCCAACCGCGTTAGATAATGTGCGGTCTTTGCTTCGAATCCAGATCGGTACTTAGAAGTTCGCTGCGCTGGGCGCTTCTTCCTTTTCCGTTTGGTCATTAGCAGGTTGGTTCAATGTTTCTTCGAACGTTTCTCCTCCGTGTTGATAACCGCCTTCTTCTGCGGAGAACCCGAACGCCGATGCGTTCTCACTTGCCCCAACCGTTTCGAGTTCGATGATCTGAACGCCGTGCGGTTCAAGCGTCATGCCGAATCCGTGGGCTGCGACGTACCAGAACCTGACCTTCAGTCCGAGCTTGATACGACTACCTGCTCCGATGATCTTGTCGTCAGTTACGGGGTTACCTGCACTGTCGAACCGAGCAACGGCAAGCTTGTACTCGCTACCGTCCTTACGTTTTCCTCCACCTTTGAGCTTGGTCTTAACGACGTGGTTGTTTTCATCGTCGATGGAGAACGGGCTGTTTGCTTGTTTCAGTTTATTCTTCGCTTGCTTGAGGCATTCTGCTTGGTAAGCTTCCTCGTACAACGGCGTGATCTGCTTCTTCAAGTTGTTCCACTCGTCTTCTTTGAGAAGCAACTCGCATCGGTAAACGCCGTAGCCTCCTTCGTCGAACTTGGTGTCAGGCGTGTTAAGCCAGCAGTAGCGGGCGGTTCCTATTGGTGTAGTTATTGTTTTCATTGGTCGGTGTATTGACATTAATCGCTCCTTTTAAGCGTAGTGTTATGCGAAGAAATAATCAGAACCCAGCACTTCAAGCGGATCGAGCGATCCATAAAGGGGCAGGTCTGGTAATTCCTTCTTGGTTTGTTGTTTGATCTCATCACGGAAACCCGCGAGTAGATCGGTTGTGAAAATTTCAGCGGCTGACTTTCGGATCAACACGCCTAGTCGATCGCACTTGTTACAATGCGTAGCGAACGAGTCGTGAACCATAGCCAACGATGTGATGTCGTGTTCCTTTGCGTAGTTGGCTGTGCTTTGAGCGACGCTTGCGTCAAGACTGTGTACGAAGTTAGGACTAATACCGTTAGCTTGACGTATCTTATCCAGTTCATTCAAAGGTTCTTGCCACTTGACGAACGAGATCTTCTCGCCGAGTAGCGTACGGATACGGGTAGCTTTAGAGTTCGCGTACTTCTGTTTGATGTGGAAGCCAAGCGGGCTAGTCCATTCGACTGCCTTGCCTTCGTGTCCGAGTATGCGAGCAACGTCCTGCAACCACTTCATCACTGCGTTCGGACGGTCAAGACATTCGTCCATTGCTTTCCATACAAGCTTGGACAACTGACCGATGGCGATCATTGCTTCGTTACCGAACGGATCAAGCTCGTTCTTTAAACACTTGTCAGCATACCATTCGGCTACGTATTCCCTGCAACTGTAACGCGTACCGCCGTAGGGCTTCACCATCACGGGTCGCTTGGTCGTCTTCCTGTCTACTCCGAACTTCAACCAAGCTGTTGCGATGTGGTCACCCTTCTTTGCAGCGATCAACAACAGCTCATTGACTCGGTCGGACACAAAAGAATAGAGGTCGGCGGGTTCGTCAGTTTGTATAACGTTTGTAGCTGCCCCGCCGACCTCATCCCTTCCCAACAACGAAAGGATTTGTATGCCGTTGTTCGATGCGTCCATTGCCACGGGTAGTCGGGTCTTGAATCCCCTGCCCCCGCACTCCAACATCGCACCCCATTCGAAACAGAACGCCAAGAACTGCCAAGGCTCGTCTGCTTCCGTCCACCAATCGTTAGTAATTGGATCTTTGCATACTTCAAATATTTCTTTCTTCCTGCTGTGTACCCATGCAACCCGCTCGTCAAAGGTGATCTTGTCGTTACCGAATTGATTGGCTCCGTGGATCGCTAACCATCTAGCTTCGGTGTCAGGTTGCCAGATCGTTTGGGACTCACTGAAGTGGAGCAGAGACTTGGCAAGATCCGTACCTTGTGGCGACAGGAAGTAAGGTATCGGATACATGCGTCCACGAAAGTCGAGCTGATGTGGGTAGTAAAAGTGTTTACCTGCGTACTTCTCAGCCAACCACAACGTCTTGATAATGTGCAGTCGTTGGCTACGCATGGACAAGTTCAAGTGGTGGATCGTCCCGCACTTACGACTAAATTCTTTCTTCAGTTCCTTATCGTTTTCAGCTTGAGGTGGAAAAGGAGGTAGCTCGTAGTCTGATCGGCGACACATTTCCCCAATTTCGCGATCATTATCCCATGCCCAACGAGCTACCTCCAACACCCTATCGTTTACCATCCACGAAGTAGATTGTACGTGATTGACTGCGTCGATAACGGGCTTCATGTCATCCGTCTCCAACCCACGCAAGTAATCCATGTCGTACGTCTTAATCAAAGTCAAAGGCGGTAGCCCCGCGTCGGGATCGTAGCCCCCATGCCACGCCGATACCCAATCGCGAGGAGCTTCCACCGTAGGTAACCACAAGGGTCGCAATACTTCTTGGTCTGCGTTGTAACGTTGTATCCAAGCGAACAAGTCGTCGGTTGCGGTGACGTACATGACCGTCTTTTGACGCTCGCCTATGACCTTGAAAGCTATGTAGTGGGTAGTCGTGCGTATAACTTCCAACAACCACGTACCCATTGCTACCTTGTCCCGTCTACTCCAGGTCTTCCATCGCTCCATGTTCCCCTTCTTGCCTTCGCCCCGTTCGTGACGCATGAAAGCATCTACCTTGCGTTTGTAACTACGCTTGCTGTCCTTCTCGACGTCCTTGGCTGCGTAATGAAACACGCTTGGATGTTCAGACTTTAGCCAACGGTAGTGCAGTTCGTCTTCGATGTATGAAGATATGCGAATGGAAGATGAGACGAGTGGACGACGCTCGCAGATCCCATCAAGCGTACACTTTAATGCAAGCATACCAATGGTCTGCGGTTCCATGTCCCAGATCAACGGCAACCAAACAGGCACGGCGTGTGGGTTCTTACGATGATACTCAATACGCTTGGTAATCTCGTCGATTAGATTTGGTAATCCACCACGCATGAGTCGCTGACCGTACGCAGACTCGGACTCCTTGCCACGATCCTGTGCGGACTTCACCTTGTTGCGGTAGCGGGCAATGCCCGACTCCACCATTTCTAGGTTAAGCTCTAGCTGATCCATGTAATTCGTTCCAAAGTATTCTTACTGCACGTTCGCAAGTTGCTGGCACAACACCATTGCCTAGTAATCTCAATCGATCAGTCCTGTTGGCAACTGGGTCAACCCGACAGGTACGCCCATCAGTTCCTCCACCCAATTCGGCGATAACAGTTCTCGGTTCTTCCCACTCGTATTGTCTTTCGTTTGGACGGGCAGGGAATCTGGGTCGATCTGTTTCTTCCCTTCGACTAGTTCCGCTAATCCCCTGCCGTACCCCTTGGTCGTTCGAGCTGGCTCCTGCGCCCGTATCGTGGGGAACATCTTCATCTGATTGAGGTCGCGCCCCAAGCACTTCTGATTGCTGTCCACTCTCGTCCTCGCTCCCTCGACGTGGTCGCTCGCTTGTGGCGTACCCCATGATGAAGACTCTTTTGCGTTGGTGAGGCGCTCCGACTTCGTTCGCACTAGCCACGCACCACGACGTTCGGTAACCTCTTTCTTCCAAGTCTTTAAGGACATATTTAAGTACGGGTTCTCCGTCTCCTGTTTTTGCTGTGATGATTCCTTCAACATTCTCAAGCAACACGACTCTTGCTTGGCAAGCGGTAATTCCATTTGCGATCCACGGGTACAGATGTCGTTCGTCTTCGGTTGAGTGTCGTAACCCACTACAGGAAAAGGGTTGGCATGGGAAGCCCGCAGATAAGACGTCCACGCATCCACGAAACTTGTCGTATGGGAACTGCTTAACGTCCGTGAAAACAGGAGCTGCATCCATTTCATTTTCTTCAGCCGACGCAACCAAGTTCGCGATTGGGAATCCTTCCCTCTCCACGAAAGCGATTGTTCGCAGGTTTGGGAAAAGATTTCGCAGTCCTCGTCCAACTCCGTCGTATCCGCTACATAGACAGAGGTG